TATATTAAAAGAAACTGATTCTTTTATACCTGATTCATTAGAATTACCTTTTATATCTAATATATTTAACTCTTCAATTAAAATTATAAAAAATGATATTGATTGTATATTAAAGTAAAAATGAAAAACAACAACATTTATTTTGTTTTTTTTCTTTTTTTATAATTAATTCAGTATTATTAGTAAATTTTAAAGTATTTGTATTTAATTTATCATTAATTAATTTTAAATTATCATGAAAATTATTTAAAAATTCTGTTATATCACTAATATTATCTTCAATAATTTTAATTATTGATGTTATATCAACACCTTTTTTTTCGTATTTTTTTACTTCATTAAGAAGTATATTTAAATCATCTATATCATTTTTTAATATAGTTGAATTTTTATTTAAATTTTTTAAAATTTTATTTATATTATCTTGATAATTTTCATCAAGACTCATAATATACAATTTATTTTTTTTTATTTTTTAATTTTTTTTACATTAATTTTGTGAAAATTTTTTTTAGAAGAACGTGGATCTATTTCTTCTGAATCATGGTCTGGATCATAAAATTTCTTATGATGTAACCATAAAGCTGAAGCACCTATTCTAAATGTAGGGTGATCACTAGCTTTATACCAAAAAACTTGTTCATCTAGTTTATTACTTTTACAATTATTATTAATAACCAAACATTCAAAATTTTCGGTACATTGATCCATTACTTGACAAAATGTTTCAAATGTTGGAAACATTCCTGCATAATGTTCATATATTCTTTTTCTATTAGATACAATATTTTCACGTAAAATAAATATATAATCAATATTTGTTCTTAAATTAGGTGGAATACCTAAAGGAAATTGCATTGTAATAATAAATAATATATGCCAATGTCTACCATTCATAAAACATGTTTTTATATTTTTATCTTTTGCCCATCTAGAATCATATAAACAATCATCTAAAATTAAAAATGAATTAGGATTTATATTAGTTCTACCTTGTGTTTCTAAATCTAACATCATTTGTTTTTTAACAGTTTTTTGTCTTTTTAATAAATTTTTAATTACTTCTGGAGTATATTCATCATGTATAAATATTGATGGAATTATATTACCATAAAAACAATTTGCACTTTCTGTTGCAGATATTACAGTTCCAACAGGTATATGTCTATGATAATATAATAAATCTTTACACAAAAAACTTTTACCAGTTTCACGTTTACCAATTAAAACTACTACCTTATCTGGTTTTATACTGGACATATCAAATTTTTTTAATTGAATACTACTCATAATCTATTAATATATATATATTTATATTATTAATTTTATACTTAATATTTTTATAAATAAAATATTTTAATAAATTATTAATGAGTCCATTTATATATTTTATTAAATATGATTATCAAGTATTAATTATAGAATTAGTTTTATTAATACTTTTTATCGGAAGTATAATACTTTTAATTAAACCTAATTTATGGTAACAATTATTAAAATATTTATATATTATTATAATATAATGTTTAATGATATATTTAAATCGAAATATTTTAATATTATTATTATAGGAATATTAATATTATTTGTGTTTTGTTTAATTAGTTTTAATAATAGTTTTTTAAATATTTTTTCATCTAATGAAGATAAAAATGCTTTGAAAAATATAGAAGATGCAATAAAATATTTAGATGAAAATTCATTAAAAGGAGGAAATGATACTCAAAATAATAAAATTACAAATGATAATACTAATAATACTAATAATACTAATAATACTAATAATAATAATACTAATAATACTAATAATAATAATAATAATAATAATAATACTAATAATACTAATAATACTAATAATACTAATAATACTAATAATGATACAGAAAAAACAATTTTAGAAAATAAAATAAAATTAGAAAAAAAAAGAATACAAATAGCAAAAGATGAATATGAAAAAGAAAAATTAATCAAAAATAAATTAAATAAATTAAATAAAAAAAATAAAAAAATAAAAAAAACAAAAAAAATAAATCATATAAAAAATTGGGATGATATGTGTAATACTAAAACAAAATCTTCTAATCAAATAAAATATGAAGATTTAAAATTAGATTTAAATGAATCTACTTTTTTAAAACCATTTAATAATGATGAATTTGAAGAATTTGGTAAATTTAATTGTTAATTATATACTATTTATAAATTGCCAATTTAAATCAGTACAAATATTTTTCCATATTTTATCTTGTTGATATAATTTTTCTCTACTTTTTAATAAAGGAAAATAAATTAAATATTGATCTATACCCAATAATTGAATAAATTTATGAATTACATATGAATATGATAAAAAATTTTTTCTATATTTAGGACAATGTTTTTGAAATGGTGTTTGTATTTCTTTAAACATAAATCTTAATTTATCTTCCATTTCTTTACTTATAGTTGGAGGAGGTTTACCATTAATTTTATTTATAATATATGGTATATGTTCATAATATTTATTTAATTTTAATTTTTTTAATATATCTCTTATTTTTATTTGAGATATATTTGCTACATTTATAATTCGTTCTTTTTTTAATTCTAACATTATTTTTTCAATTATATCACCTGGTATATCTGTGCTTTCTTTAGCTTGGAATTGAGATAACCATTCATTAAAATGATTTATTCTTTTATATGCAAAATAATTAGATTCATATATAGGTTCTTTATAATTTGGTTTATCTGAATCAATTAATATGTTATATTGTTCTCCACACGATAAACATATACTTAATCCTTCTATATAATTTAATGTTATTTCACCATTACATTTTTCACAAATATTATCTTGAACTGTTTTTATATTTTTATATTCATAAGTATTATCTACAATATTTAAATATTCGTCTAATAATTTACCTTTTTTTGATATATTATCAGTTGAATTAGTATTATCAAAAAAATCTAACAAATTTTTATTATAATTAGAATTTATATCTATATTTTTATTATCATCATAATAATCAAATAATATATTACCAACTTTTAATAAATATTCATGTTCTTCTTTATTATTTTCAATATCATTAATATATTTTTTAACTTCTTCTATTTTATCATATAATAATAATTTTTTATCCATTTCTTCTTCTGTATAATTTGTTTTTTTTTCTAATATATTATATTGTTTAGTATATTCTGTAAGTTTTTTTTTATAATCATATAATGATTTTCTTTTTTTTTTTATATCTTCTATTTTTTTATTATGTATAAAATCTAAAGTATTATTTACTAAATTTTTTTTCCTTACTTTTTTCTTATAATTAAATGACGAATTCATATATATATATATATATATATTATGTGTTTTATTTATATATATATTAAAAGATATTTAAGCAAAAATTTTTATATATATAAATAAATATAATGGGTGGTGGTTTAATGCAATTAGTAGTTAAAGGATCACAAGATACATATTTAACAGGTAATCCTCAAATAACTTTTTTTAAAATGATTTATAAACGATATACAAATTTTTCTATGGAATCTATACAACAACATTTTAATGGAACAATTGATTTTGGACGTAAATTAAATTGTATTATTTCCAAAAATGGTGATTTAATTCATAAAATTTATTTAGTTGTTGAATTACCAAAAATAGATTGTGAAAATGATAATAATAATAAATTTAGATGGTTAAATTGGTTAGGACATAATTTAATTAAAAATGTTCATATTGAAATTGGAGGTCAAATTATTGATGAACATTACGGTGAATGGTTACATATTTGGAATGAACTTTCCCAAACAGAAGGTAAAAAATCAGGTTATGCTACTATGATTGGTAATGTACCTAAATTAACACAAGTTATTCAGGGAAAAACTACAACTAATAATAATAGTAATGATAGTAATGATAGTACTACTATACCTTCACACATTTTATATGTACCTTTACAATTTTGGTTTTGTAAAAATCCTGGCTTAGCATTACCATTAATAGCATTACAATATAATGAAGTTAAAATTGTATTAGAAATAAAAGAATATAATGCTTGTTGTTGGACTATTGGTAAATATAAAAATAATCCACCTTCATTAATAAATGCATCTTTATATGTTGATTATATTTATTTAGATACAGAAGAACGACGTAGTTTCGCTCAGACTACACACCAATATTTAATAGAACAATTACAATATAATGGACAAGAAGTATTAAGTACACAAACTAATAAAATAAAATTAAATTTTAATCACCCTGTTAAAGAATTAATATGGGTTATACAACCTATATCTAATATAGATACTACATATACTAATGATTTAGGTGGACCACAAGTTTTTAATTTTACTGATAGTATAGATACAACATATTTTAGTGGTACACCAAATCATTATTTAGGTGGAGGTATGACAGGAGGACACACTAATAATATATCTTGGGGATTACCTATTACAAATTATGCTTCTAATATAACAATAGAAGATAATACTATTTTAGCACCTTTATCTGGACAAAATAATAATAAAGAATTATCAAATATAGGTTTTCATAATATTACTACTAATCCAATTCATACAGATATTAAAAGTACAGATATGTTCAATTTACCTCTATTTGATAAAGGTAAAACACCTATTATTAATGCTAAAATACAAATTAATGGTCATGATAGATTTTCAGTAAGAGATGGAAAATATTTTAATATTATACAACCATATCAACATCATACAAATATTCCTGCTACAGGTATTAATTCATATTCTTTTGCATTATATCCTGAAGAACATCAACCTAGTGGAACTTGTAATTTTTCTAAAGTAGATACTGCTAATTTATTATTTACATTAACACCAGAATCTGTTTATAATCAAAGAAAATGTAATATACGAATTTATGCTATTAATTATAATATATTAAAGATTTCAGAAGGTATGGGTCGATTAGCATATTCTAAATAATTATATAAATTATATATAAAATATAAATTATTATAAAACAATATGAATACTACTTATTATGATAATTTATCAGATGATGAATCAGAACATACTGAAAATGTTATTTTAGAAAATAATAATATTTCACAATTATCAGAAGATAGTGAAATAGAAGATATAAATAATACAACTAATTTAGATAATATGAAAAAATTAGTATATCAATGTGTTAAATATGAAAATGAACTTAAAAAATTAGATAGTATTAAAAAAGATATTAAAAATAAAATTTCTACTATTAAACAATATTTAATACCTTTTATGGAAAATAATCAAATAGATTATATTAATATAAATAAAAATAATGGTGGTGGAAAACTTAAATATTCAAAAAGTAAAATATATTCTAGTTTATCAAAAAAAAATTTATTAACTACTTTTACAAAATATTTTAATAATGAAGAACAAGCTCAAAAATTATTAGATTTTATTTATAAAAATAGAG